GAAAATAACTGCAATAACAGCCTCAGCTACAGACACATATGCCTTAACTAAAGGTTCAGCATCATTCTTCCCTGCTACGGCAGAACAACTAATCGTATCTGTAAATGGAGTAACTCAAGCACCTAACAACGCCTATAGTGTATCAGGGTCTAACATTATCTTTACTGAGAACCTAACCACAGCAGACACTATAGATTACATCTTGGCTTTAGGTGAGGTAGGTAATTCAGTAGTACCTACAGATGGCTCAGTTACTGGGGATAAGTTTAGTTCTACTGTCTATAGAGACGGTATCAGGATTAATGGAAGTTCAGCTACAGACAATGTAACGATTGCTAGTGGAGAAAGAGCCATGGTTGCAGGGGATTACACAATTCCCACAAACAAAACATTAACAGTAAACGGAGTATTGACCATTGTCTAAATTATTCGTTGACGAGATTCAACCCAAAACCACTGGTGGTATAATTACTTTTAACCCTAACAGACCTGCATGGTCGTGTTATCTTAGCAATGCACAGAACGGACAAAACTTTACAGCAACTGCAATACCAATGCCTGTTGATACAAAAGAATTTGATATTGGCAATAATTTATCTGTAAGTACAACTAATGGTGGTGTATTTACTGCTCCAGTTAGTGGTATTTACCAATTTAACATATTGGCTTCATTTAGTTCTGCTGCAAATGGTAATTATATAAGTGTGAAAATGTATGTAGATGGCTCTCCAATACTTGGTAATACTTCTCTTTCATATAGGTATTTAGAAGACCCACAAGGTGCTGAATTTTATACAGGAACTTTAAGTTCAATAATACAGATTACATCAGGTCAAACACTTACACCATTTATAAGAAGTAATAATGATACTTCAGTAGATATTCGCTACGGCTGTAGATTTAACGGATTTTTAGTAGGATAGGAGGATAGCATGAGTAGTAAACTAGGTGTGCAAAACATAGCACACACCAACGGAACAAATGCTATGACAGTTAATTCTGATGCAGTTGTTTCCTTACCTAATATACCTTATTTAACTGCAAGAGTAGACAATAATAAAAATGTTAGCCCAAGTGGAACTACTGGAATTGTTATTTGGGATACTGTTTTAGCTTCAAGAGGAATTTTACTTAACACAACTACTGGTGTTTTTACTGTTCCTATCAATGGTCTTTATAATTTTAATGCAGCAGTTAGATTAAATGCTGACTATAACTTTATATACTGGCAAGTAAGAAATCAAGATGATTCAGCTGCACTTCAAGGACAAAAGCTTGTTATGGCACATGGAAAAACTGGAGCAACTTTTTCAACTGCTGTAGGGAGTGTGTTGTTACCTTTAACAACAAGCACAAATTACGCCATAACAGTTGCGACTAATACAGCAACAAGTGTTGCCATAAGCTCAAGTCAAACTTGGCTAGACATAAATTTCGTAGGATAGGAGGATAACATGACATCAATTCTTAAAGTAGACACCCTCCAAGATGCTAGTGGTACTGGCACTCCTTATATTAAAGGTCATACTCTTCAAACAATAGTTCAACAAGAAGATGGTGTTACAACTTTTACACAAAGTGGCACAAATGACATGATAATGTTAGCTTCAAATGCAGGAGATTCAACTAGTCACTTATCATTGAGTATCACACCAAAGTCAGTTAACTCTAAGATACTACTTACTGCATGTGTATTTCACGAAGTAAATAATACTGGAAATCATTCAACTTTATGGAGTTTTTATAGAGACAGTACAAAACTTGCAGCACCTAATGCAGGAAGTAGAAGAAGTGGTATTGGGCAAACTGCTATGGGTTATTACACTGCTGATGCTGCTAGTACACCTGATGTAGTTAATTATATGTATTATGATAGTCCTAATACAACGTCAGCCATTACTTATGCTGTATCTTTTACTAACACTACTTCAGGTACTGTTTTATGTCTAAACAGAACGGCAAATGATGCTGATACAATAGGTTACGAAAGAGGTATATCCATACTAATAGCACAAGAGATAGGAGGATAATATGCCACTCACCAAATTAAATTCAGCAAGTGTCATTGAACGTCTTCCAACTGGTAGTGTGATACAGACAATAACCACAACAGATAGTACTCGTAGAAAATTTACAAATGTTTCTAATAACACTTGGCTTGCTACTTACAACAACCTTAACACATCATTTACGCCACTATCGTCATCATCTAAACTAATGTTCTTTGTGAATATTCATTATGGAACTGATAATGCAACTAGTATGGGTTCTGTATTTTGGAGAATTAAAGAGGGGAGTACTGCTCACAGTGTATTAAATGGTGGCAGTTCTGAATCTTACCCTTCATTTTCTCAAGACAGGTGGTCGCACAGTGGTAGTGGTATGCAATATGGTACAAAGCGTGCATCAATTAATGGCATACAAATCAGTAACTCTTCAACCAATGCAAGAATTTATAGTATAGAATTTAGAGTACAAACAGCTTCACTAGATATAAGTGTAAACAGAGATGGCTCAGATTCTTCAGATAGCAGCCAAGGTGCTCACTCACCTACTTTAACTTCTAATATAACTATAATGGAGATCAAAGGCTAATGAAAATGCAAATGAAGCCTGAACTCCAAGTACAACTAGAACTTGATGCCCACGAGAAGGAGTGTGCCATAAGATATAAAATGGTAGAAGATAAACTTCACGCACTTGATAAACGTATGTGGAGAATAGAAGCAATGATAATGGCAAGTACTATAACTGTAGTTGCTCTAATGATAAGTATAATAATTAAATAAAATCTTACTATAGCCTATTGGGAGAAATCAATGGTAGATCCGATTAGTGCGTTTGGCGCACTTACGGCTGCTCATGGGGCTATTATGAAGTGCGTTCAAATGGGACGAGATCTTTCGTCTGCTACTGGCGCTATTTCAAAATATGCCAAAGCAGAAGCCGAACTAGGACACGGTAAGGAGAGAAAAAAGAAATCAATATTTGGAGGAGTAATGGACGATGCTATTGCCCAACATTTTAAAGAAGAAGAGCAACAAAGACTAAAAGATGAACTAAGATCCATGTTTCAACTTTATGGCTCTCCAGGACAATGGGAGAGACTTCAAGCAACTATTGCAGCTGCAAGAGCTGAACACAAAAAACATTTAAGAGAGCAACAAAAAATTAAAGACAGAAATTTAATAATTACTACTGTTACTTCTATTTTATTAATAGGAGTTAGTGCCATTTACTTTTTTGCAGCTTATTTAAAAGGAACACTATAAATGAAGCAATTATTAGAACAAATTGAACGACACGAAGGATTGGAGCTAAAACCATACAGATGTACATCGGAAAAACTAACAATTGGAATTGGAAGAAATCTCGAAGATGTTGGAATATCCAAAGAAGAAGCATACATGCTACTAGAAAACGATGTAAAAACAGTTCAACAACAGATAGAAACATATATGCCTTGGGCGTCAACTCTGAATACTGCGAGACATGCAGCTCTAACAAATTTTGTATTCAATGTAGGAATAGGAACAGCACTCAAATTCGAAAACGCAATGGCAGCGCTAAAAGCCTCAGATTTCGACATCGCCGCAGAACAACTACTAGACTCCAGGTGGGCAAATCAGGTTGGACAACGAAGCATGGAAATTTCAGAACAGATTAGAACAGGAGAATGGCAATGATTGCTTTACTCGGTCAAGCTTTAGGTTTGGTTGGAAATGTAGCAGGTAGTTACATGGAACGAAAAGCTGAAGAGCAAAAAGCTAAAGGTCAAATAGCTAAAAAAATGGCAACTGCTGAAATCGATTGGGAACAGCAAATGGCAAAAAATGCAGGTAATGGTTGGTTAGATGAATTTTACGGTGTATGTTTATTTATACCTATCGCTCTCTGTTTTATTCCTGGCTATGCCCCAGTTGTAAAAGAAGGTTTTTTAGCACTAAGTGAATCAGTTCCAGAATGGTATATTGGAGCGTGGTTAACAGCTGTAGCTGCAGCATTTGGTGTGCGTGGTTTAGCTAAAATGAAAACAAAAAAATAATACGCCTCACTTAAGCAGAAAGAGCTAAAATTTTCAGACGCACTTTTTGCATCTTGATGCACTGGTCCAATTGTGGACCGGTGTTTTTTAAAACAGGAGTACAAGATGAAGTTAAGTGAACTGCTGTCCGTAGCAGGCAAGCCTTTATGGCGTGATAAAGTTGGTTGTTCTACATTTCATTCACAAACAAAACGTGCAATTGAAATAATGAATGATCCAATGATAGTTGATATTGATACAAATATGCTCGACAAGTATGTCGAAGTTCTTGAGACTTTAAAAAGTCATAAGGGCAAGCCATTAACCGGTACAACTATTAATCGCAATGTAAGTGTTATTAGCACTTTATTAGGCTATGCACGTAAAAGAAACTGGATTGAAAAATTACCATATTTTCCAAGAAAGTCTGAGTCACCTCACAGAGTAAGATGGTTAGCACCTGCAGAAGAAACTGCTGTTTTTAATGCTATAGAAACTGCTAAATATCTTATTGCTAGAAAACATCGTGAAGAGATGAAAGCTGTTGTTCGTATTTTAATTGATACAGGCATGAGGCGAGGTGAAGTATTAGGATTAACTAAAGATAATCTTGATGGTAAATGGGTCAGGCTTTGGAAGACTAAAACTGGTAAAGCTAGATCCGTTCCTTTAACACCTGAAGCACAAAGATTATTAGAAGAACATGTACCGTTTGAAATCAAACCGTGGCAAGTTCATCGTCTATGGGCTAAAGTAAGGGAAGATATTGGTTTAGAAAAAGATGAGCAATTTGTGCTACATACTTTACGTCATACTACTGCTACTCGTCTGCTAAAAAAGACAAGTAACATAGCTATGGTACAAAGAATGTTAGGTCATTCTAACATAAGTACTACGTTAAGATATGCTCATATTGATGACCAGGATCTGCTAGATGCAGTCAATTCCTGATTGCAAAAGGACACAGTTTTGGTGCGCTCGAGAAGATTCGAACTCCTGACCCCCAGATTCGTAGTCTGGTGCTCTAACCGACCACAAAAATAATAGGGTAAAGGAGAGAATAGAGTGCACCTTTACTGTGTAATTAGGCAAATCTGGACGACAAAACCTATACGGACACTTTAGTAGTTGCTTTAAACTATTTAATTAACTAGTTTACAAAATTCTTAATAAGTAAGGATAAGTCTTTTCTAATATGTCCGGAATATTATTTCAAAAAATGTATAGCATTTCTATGGCTAATACAGAGTTTAGAACTGCGCTTAGAAAAATATATACACATTATGCAGCTACTGACGTTATGGGTGTATTAGGACAAGCTTATATGTATCAAATATTACAGCAAGCTGAGAGTTTAAATATGAAACTTCCTTATCTTGACGATCCTAAAAGACCAGTACCAATTAAAGATTTTACGGTATCAGCTTTGTCAATTTCTCAAATTTTAGCTATACCAAGAACCACAATTATTAGATGTTTAGATGCTCTAATAAAACAAGATTATGTGGTTAAAACTCCTAAGGGATACTACATCTCGTTAGAAGAGTTCAGAAGGGACACACTTCCCATATACCAAAAGTACTATAAAAAGTTAAATAACATCAAACATATTTAATTAGCCTCACTTAAGCATAAGGCTATAACTATGGAGGAAATATGTATTCTCTTAATGAGCTTACTATGATTTCTGATGGTGCAAAAAGGTGGGACAAACAAGAAGAACAACTTAGAAAAAATGGGATCTTAGGATCTATTGATACACAAATAACTAAGGGTGTTCTTCCTCTGGTCGCACATGAGCTACTTACAGAAATTGCTACCGTTGCAACTAACAGAGGTGCAAAACCATTTTGGTTAAAAGCTCTGGAAAACTTAGATGTAAAAACCACATCTTATATTGGTTTAAACTATGCATTTATCGGTGTAGGTCAGCAAACTGATGTTACAAACATTTGCATAAATATAGGCAAAGCAGTCTGTATTGAATTGTGGTCTAAAGACTTTGAAACTACTAATAAGCCTTTATTTGATCGTCTTTTTAATATGGCTGTGCGCAATCATAATAGCCCAAGACACAGACTTAAAGCTATTTCTGCTGTCGCACAAAGAGAAGGGTTTGGTTTAAATAGATGGAATGCAGAACAACAACTTAATGTTGGTCAAGCTATTTTAAATGCAGTTCTTCATTCTTCAAAGCTATTTGAACTTTTTGAACTACCAAGAAAAAATGGCAAAACGCAGCCTAAGCAATTAGGTCTAACTGAATTAGGTTCAAAGCTAGTATCTGAATTAACTGAAGATGTTAGATGGTTGTCGCCTATTTTCAAACCTATGTTACAAAAGCCTAAAGAGTGGACAGACTTTTCTTCTGGTGCTTATCACGATACTAAACTAGCTAGTTTGGTACCACTAGTAAGAATGGCTCCTCATGAGCAAAAGCAACGCATCGATATGCGAACTAAGTCAGGTAAAATGGACAGAGTTTATGCTTCAATTAATGCTATTCAAAATACTGAATTAGCAATTAATAGAACTGTTTATGAGCAAGTAAAAGCTGCTTGGCATAGAGGAGATGTCATTAAAAAGTTTCCTCGTATGAAAAAAGTTAAGTCACCTAATAAAGTTAAAAATTGGGAAGAGCTTGACACTAAGCAAAGAAAAAAAGTAAAGAAAATAAAAGAGTCTATTGTTTTAAGAAATAGAGCAATTGATGCTGATATTGTAAACTTTACTTGTGATCTTCAAACTGCAGAAGACTTACTTAAGCATGATAAGTTTTATCAACCACATAACTTAGATAAGCGTGGTCGCATTTATCCTATACCTACATTTAATCATCAGCGTGCTGATCACATACGAGCTATGTTTCAGTTTGCTAAAGGTAAACCGCTAGGTAAAGATGGTGCATATTGGCTTGCTATTAGTATAGCTAATAATGGTGACTTTGAAAAAGTAAGTAAAAAGAGTTTAGATGCTCGCATTGAGTGGGTTAATAAAAATCAAAGATCAATTTATTTGATTGGCAAAAAACCTACACTCACTAGACACATATGGCAAAGCGCTGATAAGCCTTTTAGTTTTCTTGCAGCTTGTATTGAGTTTGCAGGATACATGGAAGAAGGTGATGAGTATGTGTCTTACTTACCTTGTTCACTTGATGGAACTAATTCAGGTGTTCAACACTATTGTGCCGCACTAAGAGATGCTGAAGGTGGCTCAACAGTAAATTTAGTACCTCATGAAATGCCTGCTGATGTTTATCAAATAGTAGCAGACAATGTATTAGATCAAATTAGATCTGATACTGAGAATATTGAGATTGCTAAAATGTGGCTTGATTACGGTGTAACAAGATCTGTAGTTAAGCGTAATGTTATGACTTTTGCTTATTCATCTGAAAAATATGGATTTAAGCAGCAGCAAATGGAAGATCTTATGAAACCATTAGCAGACGATGTGCTTGATGGAATTTTAAGTGAACACCCATTTGGTGAAGATGGAGGTCATAAAGCAGCAAGTTATTTAGCTGATAAAGTTTGGAAAGCTGTCAACATAGTAGTTAATAAAGCTGCTGTTGGCATGAAGTTTATTCAACGTTGTGCATCATTGTGTGCACATGAAGCTAAACCACTAACTTGGACTACTCCAATTGGGTTACCTATTGTTCATGCTTATCAACAATGGGATATAAACCGAGTACGCATATTCTTATATGATAAAGAAATAAACTTAGCTAATGCTAGTGTTAATAGCAAAGTTACGCCTGATGGTGATGTTTATAAATGTATTATGTGTAATATACGTACTAAACCTAAAGGTACTATAGATAAAATTAAACAGCGCAATGCTGCTGCACCAAATTTTATTCATAGTTTAGACGCTAGTCACCTTATGTTTACTGTTCTTGCAGGTGTTGAAGACGGTATTGAAGATTTCTTATTAATTCATGACTCATTTGCTACTCATATGGCTGATACTCAAAGGTTTTTCTATTTAATTAGAGAACAGTTTGTAGCTATGTATGAGCATTTTGATGTCATGCAAGATCTTCATGATTCAACATTTGAGCAGTTAAGTCCTAATGGTCGAAACAACATTGTTGAAGCACCAGAAAAAGGCAACCTTAATATAACTAAAGTATTGGAGAGTGACTATGCATTTGCGTAAGCATGACACCACGAAAGAGTGGCAAAGACTCTATGGAGATCGTGTTCATAGAGATGACGAAAAGGATCATTGGATAGCTACTGCTGTTGCTATGGTTCTTGAAAATAAAGCTATACCTGTTGATGTCTTAGCAAATTTAGACTTACACGGAGTAAGCATTAATTGGATTTTTAAAGAGGCAGCAAGCATGTCTCCTGATCCAGATCAAACTAATTGTTATGTTGTAGGAGAAGACTAATATGGCAAAAGCTAAATATACAAGCTCTAAAGGTACGGCTATGTGGCCGTGGTTAGCAAAACCTGATACTAGGTTTGATGCTGAAGGCAAGTATAAAACTGATCTTTTAGTTAAAAAAGAAGATGCACAAGAATTTGTTGATATGGCTAAACAAATTTTTATAGAAGAGTTTGGTGAGAAATCACTAGCAAAAGCAAAGTGGCCATTTATGAATGACGATGATGCTGGTGGCATAAAAATACGTGCTAAGTCTAGCAAAAAACCTACATTATTTGATGCAAAAGGTAACGTCATAAAAACAGATTTACCTGTTGGTAATGGTTCAACTATTAAATTAAGTGGAGTCATGGGAACATACTCTGCAGGAGGTAACATAGGAGTTACTGCATACCTTAATGCTGTTCAAATAATAGATCTTGTTGAATTTGGAGGTTCTACATTTGAAGAGGAAGATGGCTATGTTCATGAAGCTACGGAGAGTGCAAGTGACGCAACGGAAGAGTTCAACGACTTTTAAGAATATAAAGTTTGTTAATAACTATCGTAGTGGACTTGAAGCACAAGTAGCAGAACAACTAGATAAAACAGGTATAAAATATGAGTATGAAACAATTAGATTACCATACAAGCTTGATGCTAAATATATACCTGATTTTATTATAGGTGATTTAATAGTCGAGTGTAAGGGTCGCTTTACATCTGAAGATCGCAGAAAAATGCGACTAGTAAAAGAGCAGCACCCAGACTTAGATATTAGGTTTGTGTTTTCACGTTCATCATCAAAAATCAATAAAGGTAGTAAAACAACATATGCTGACTGGTGTCATAAATATGGTTTTCCTTTTGCTGATAAATTAATACCAGAAATATGGTTAGGAGAGTAAATGTCTCAGAGTACTGAAATGTTAAGCCACATGAAACGTGGTAAAAGACTTACAAGATTAATTGCTTTGTATGAATACAGAGTTCAAAATATAACTGCAAGAATACGCGACTTAAGACAAGCCGGTTGGAATATAAAAACCGACAAAAAGCGTGATGCGCATAATGCAATTTATGCTGAGTATTATCTCGGCAAACCTCATAAATTAGCAAATTAAATAGCGGGGCTTCGGCCCCGTTTTTTTTAGGAGTTTATATGAACGCAGATTTAGTTTGGAAACAAGCACTGCAAGATTGTGCAAAAGATTATCATTATGAAAGTAGTCCAAGAGATTTAAAAATACGTGAAAGATTAAACTACATTTATAGTGTCGACATGAAAGAACCAATAGTTTGTAACGAAGCAAGAGACCTTAATTACAAATTTATGTTTGGTGAAGCAGCATGGATTTTAAAAGGCAGAAATGATTTAGAATACATAGAAAAATTTATGAAAAGCTATGCTAAATATAGTGACGATGGCTTTACATTAAATGGTGCTTACGGTCCTAAAATTATGGATCAATTATCATGGGCAGCAAATGAACTTAAAGAAGATAATGACTCACGACGTTGTTACATAAATATATGGCGTGAGCGTCCAGGTAAAAGTAAAGATATTCCTTGTACTACAGGTATGCAGTTTATTTTACGAGACGGCAAATTAAATGCTTTAGTTAATATGAGATCACAAGACGTAGTTTATGGAATGACATATGATATTTTTACATTTACCATGGTCGCTAAAGCTCTTCAGTTATTACTTTATTCTCATTGTAATCTTATGGTTGATATAGGTGAACTATGTGTTAGAGCAGGTTCAGCTCATATATATGAAACTGATTATGATAAAGTTGATGAGTGGCTAAGTAATGATACATATAATAGACTTGTGCCAGAAGTACTTAAATCAGTTTTAGGTGCATCATTAACAATTAGTGATTTATCAACAAAATTAGAAGTGTCAGGACAACACCTTGGTAATAATTGAAGGTGCTGATGGTACTGGCAAGACTACCTTAGGTCGTGCAATTGCAGATTATATAGGTGGTCAATATTTTCATTGTGGTTATAACGAAAAATGGAACATAGAAATATATCATAGGCATATAGTTCACACTGCTGCTCGGTTAGAAGAGCAAGCTAATATTCCATGCGTTATAGATAGACTTGCACTAAGTGAAGAAATTTATGGGCATGCATATAGAGGTTGTCCTTCTTATAATACAAGTAATTTTATGAATGAAATTATAAGAGATTATAAGCCAATGCTTATTCTTTGTAGCAATGAAAATGCAGAACAAAATCATGAGCTTAATAAACTAAACCGTACTGAAATGTTTGATACTATTAAAGGTATTTCAGAAGCATATCAAAGACTTGTTTTAATGGGTAGGTATGGTCAATGGTTTAAATATGATTTTGATAAAAACAATATGAATAGTTTTATTTCAAGTTATTTTAAGGAGAATTAATGTCTACGTTAGTTGCAGATGTTTATGCTTTACAAGCAAAATATGGCTTTAATCACGAGCCTTTAAATAGTGAAAAATTAGCTCTTAGAGTTGATCAAGTTGAAGAAGAATTTGATGAGCTACTACAAGCCTTTCAAGACAAAGATGCTGAAGGTATGGTCGACGCTTTAATTGACATAACGGTGTTTGCATTAGGCACTCTTGCTATTGCAGGTGTCGATGTTGAAGAAGCATGGCAAGAAGTACATATGGCTAACATGTCTAAAATACGCGGCACTAAAGAGGGTCGTGACCACAGTGGTGGTTGGGATTTAATTAAACCTAAAAATTGGGAGGCACCAGATCATGCAGGAAACCTCGGCTTCATTCCAGACGCACTCGAACTGTGAAGCATGTGGAAGCAGTGATGCAAAGGCTATCTATGACGATGGCCACGCATACTGTTTTGCATGCAATAAATACTATGGAGGAGATAGTGAAGAATCCAATAGCACGCCAACTGAGTTCTCCAAAACTGCGTCGCAAAATAACGCGGCAGCGGAAGCGGTATACGCGCAAGGTAAAATTCAGGAACTTAAAAGCCGAAATATTTCAACAGACACAGCAAGACATTTCGGCTATAAGGTTGGTAGTGGTAGACATCTTGCTCCTTATTATAAAAATGGCAAACTTATTGCGCTTAAAACGCGCGACCAAAATAAAAATTTTAGTGTTGTTGGTGAAGGTTCAAAGCTACCGCTCTTTGGACAAAACTTACAAAGCAAAGGTAAGAGACTGTTTGTTGTAGAAGGTGAACTTGATGCACTTTCTTTATCTCAGGCATTAGGAAATAAATGGCCTGTAGTTTCTGTACCTAATGGAGCAAAGTCAGCTTCAGAAGCCATTAGAAGAGAACTAGAATACATCATGAACTTTGAGACAGTTGTCTTTATGTTTGATGAAGATAAACCAGGTCAAGAAGCAGTTGCACAATGCGCTGAATTGCTTGAACCAGGTAAAGCTCATGTAGCTAATTTACCTCTAAAAGATGCAAGTGAAATGCTTAAAAATAATAGAGTTAAAGAATTAATCAAAGCAGCATGGGACGCTCCAGTTTATAGACCTGATGGTATAGTAGCAGCAAAAGATCTTTTCCACTTAGTGGCAACGGAAGATAACGTAACAAGTATACCTTATCCTTACGATTTTATGAATGATAAAACAAAAGGTCTTAGAAAAGGCGAACTTGTAACTATTACTGCAGGTAGTGGTATTGGCAAGTCAGCTTTTGTTCGTGAAATTGCTCATCACTTATTAACTCAAGGAGATAAAGTTGGTTTACTCTTTTTGGAAGAAAGCATTAAAAGAACTCTTACAGGCTTGGTCAGTATTGACATTAATAAACCACTTCACATTGATAGATCCGGTGTTGAAGTTAATCAAATACGTAAGTCTTTTGACAATTTGTTCTCTAATGGGAACTGTTTTGTTTACGATCATTTTGGCAGCGTTACTCTCGAGCATGTCCTTGCTAAGTTACGTTACTTGGCCCACGGAGAACAGTGTAATTGGATTATCATTGATCATCTTTCCATTATGGTTAGTGGTCTTGATGTACCTGATGAGAGAAAAGCGATTGATATGATTATGACTAAACTACGTACATTTGTTGAAGAAACAGGTGTAGGTATGTTGTTAGTCTCACACTTGCGACGACCTGAAGGAAACAAAGGTTTTGAAGATGGTGCGCAGGTATCATTAAATTCTTTGCGAGGTTCACATTCAATAGGTCAGTTATCAGATATGGTAATTGGTTTAGAACGTGATCAACAATCGCAAAGCAATGAAACTGTAGTGCGTGTAGTCAAAAATAGATTTACAGGTGCAACAGGTATGGCCGGAAGCCTCATGTATAATGAGGAAACTGGTAGATTGGAGAGTATAGATGCAGTTGGTTTTTGATATTGAAGCTGACAATTTTTTAGATAAATTAACAAGAATACATTGCATAGTTACTAAGGACGTTAAAACCGGTGAAATGGTTAGCTATCGTCCTCACCAAATAGACGACGCGATAAAAGCATTAGAAAATGCAGACGAAATAATAGGTCATAACGTTATAGGTTATGATGTACCGGCAATACAAAAGCTTTACTTTAAATTTAAGCCAAAAAAAGTAACCGATACATTAGTTCTTTCTCGCCTTATATGGCCTAATATTAAAGACAAAGACTTTTTACAAAAACCAGACAACATGCCTACTAAATTATATGGAAGATATAGTTTAGCAGCTTGGGGTTACAGATTAGGAAACTACAAGGAAAACTATGCAGACGATTTCACTGAATACAACGAAGAGATGCTTACTTACTGCCAGCAAGACGTTAGCGTTACTAACAGCCTTTTTACTCATTGCCGCAGCGCCGGGATTAGTAACAGTGCTGAAGTACTCGAACACAATATAGCAGAAGTATGCTCAAAAATGGAAGCAACAGGCTTTCACTTTAATACCGTTGCAGCAGCTGATCTGTATGGTCAGCTAGCTGCAAAGCGAGACATAATTAAAAAGTATATGGAGGAGAACTTTGAAGGAACTATTAAAACGTTTAAAACTAAGCCTTCTGTTACAATACCCTTTAATCCGTCTAGCAGACAACAAATTGCTAATCAATTTATCAACAAATACCAATGGAAGCCGAAAGACTGGACACCAGCCGGTCAGCCTCGAATTGATGAGGAAACGCTAAGCAAACTAGATTATCCTGAAGCTAAACAGCTTGCAGAATATTTCTTACTTGAAAAGCGCATCGGCATGATTGCGGAGGGAAACAATGGGTACTTACGACTTATCGATGGCTGTTCCAAACTTAGGGGTAGGTATATCACAAATGGTGCTATCACAGGACGAGCAACTCACTTCAGCCCAAACTTGGCACAAGTGCCCTCATTGCGGGTGCCTTACGGTAGCGAAATTAGAAAGTGTTTTACCGTGCCAGATGGGTGGTCAATGGTCGGCTGCGACTTGTCGGGTATCGAGCTTAGATGCCTTGCGCACTACTTATCTAAATGGGATAAAGGAGATTATGCCAATATAATTTTATCAGCTGATATTCATACTGCAAATCAAGAAGCAGCAGGATTACCTGATAGAGATGCTGCTAAGAAGTTTATTTATACTCTTGTATATGGTGGTGGTGATCAAAAGTTAGGTGAAATTATTGGTAAAGGTAGAGATGCAGGAAGACTTATGAAAAATAAGTTTTTTAAGTCAATACCTGCATTTAATGCTTTGCGATCAGCAGTTGAAAGTGCGTTAGATATAAAAGGTCATTTAATTGGATTAGATGGGCGACTACTATATCCACGTTCACAACACGCAGCATTAAATACTTTATTACAATCTGCAGGAGCACTTATAGCCAAACAATGGTTAATAATTGCTTTTGAAGATATTAGCAAAACTTATGAACATGGTTGGGGTAATCAATTTGTATTTTCAGGTTGGATACATGACGAGGTTCAAGTGTCTTGCAGAAAGGAAATAGCAGAAGATGTCGGTAATAGACTTAGAAGAGCAGCGGAAAAAGCTGGAGAGCACTTTAAGTTCAGATGTAAAGTTGACGCAGAGTACGGCATCGGAACTGATTGGTCAGCAACCCACTAAAGAAGACGCTGAAGCAGTTACAGTATTATGCCAAGCTCATTTCAAAGGTTTTACAACTAAAAGTGATTTTGCAAGAACACACGCAGACACAGTTGCAATGCTTACACGGTGTGGGCTTATATCTACAGAAATTGGTAGAAATACTTGGACTAATATTTTTAAAATTACAGCAGAAGGTCTTCAATATTTAGAAGATCTTTTAGAAGAGGTACCTTATGAAACACCTATTAATTGATGGCGATGGAGTTGCATATAGTATTTGTGTTGGTGTTGAACAAGAAATAAAATGGGACGACAATTTACATACGCTACATTCACGATTAGAAGATTGTATAGATATATTTAATAACTATTTAAATGATCTTAAAAATAAATTTGGTGAATATAAAGCAACATGGGTATTTAGTTCTAAAACTAATTTCAGAAAAATTGTTGATCCAACTTACAAATACCATCGTAAAAAAACTCGTAAGCCATTAGCATATAAATCTTTAATTGAATATATATGTGACAAATATCCTAATGAAACATGGGACGATTTAGAAGCAGATGATGTGCTTGGTTACTTAGCTACAACTGAGTCTAACTTAAATAAAGTAATAGTTATATCTGACGATAAAGACTTACTGACTATACCTGGTCGAATATACAGATTAGGTGAAATGCATGAAATTACAGAAAAAGCTGCAGATTATAATTGGTTAACACAAACGCTTACTGGAGATACTGCAGACGGTTATAAAGGTTGTCCTGGTATTGGTCCAAAAGCTGCTATGAGCATACTAAATAAAGACTGTTCGTTTAATGCAGTATTAAAGGCGTTTGAAAACGCAGGCTTAACGTATGATGACGCACTTCGTCAAGCAAGACTAGCTCGTATATTAAGGTATGAAGACTATAACTTTGAACATAAAAAGGTAAATCTATGGGAACCAAAGCAAGAGTCTATCTCGAGTTAGCAAGATACTTCGGTAAAATACACAGTTATTTTTATATGAAGCACGTGAAAACAATACGTAAAGGTCAGGAACGCTTATGAGACATATGGAGTTTATGAAGATGCAGCAAGAAATGTTTGATGTAATAGAAAAGCCTAAACACTATAATATAGGTATTGAACCTGCAGAATATATGGAAAGCCTAAATATTGCTGAAAACTATTATGCAGGTAATATTATTAAGTATATTTCCAGATATAAATACAAAAATGGCATAGAAGATGTCAGGAAAGCGAAACAGTACTGTAAGATGCTTATAGAACTGTTAGAGAGTCAGTCTACAGAGGGAGAGCTGTAGGCTTATCAGCAAAAAGGCAGTCTGACTACCTATGGTGATCTAAGGATCTATAAACTGTGTTTGTAGTTTCAGACGCCTTTTTGCACACTACATGAAATTAAACTACATACATACTCCAAAAAGTATGTTGTCCAAGCATATCATTGGCAGCTTTAGCAGCCATTAATCTACAAATGTGATTTGAAATACTAATCGGTAGAGTTATGCATGCCCTCAGAGCCTCGTGTTCTGAGGGTTTTTTTTCGATTTATACGCCGCACTTAAGAGAGCCCTAAGGTCTTAGGATATCCTTAAGTATGAAGAACTAGAACATCTATATAAGGAATTAAAGATCTATGAGTACTATAGAACAAACCTATGGTGACTTTATACATAAGTCACGTTATGCAAGATACTTAGAAAACCAACAGAGAAGAGAGACTTGGGAAGAAACCGTAGATCGATATGTCGATTTTATGGAAACCAAAGCACCTGAAATAGGTAGAGATACTTTTGTCGAGCTTAGAAGAGCTATCGTAATGAAAGACGTTATGCCATCTATGAGAGCCTTAATGACCTCAGGAGCTGCATTAGACCGTGATAATACTTGTGGTTACAATTGCTCGTATTTAGTCGCTGATGATCCCAAAGCTTTTGACGAAGCTATGTTCATACTAATGTGTGGTACAGGTGTAGGCTTTTCTGTAGAGAGACAATATATTACTAAGCTACCTGAGATCCCTGAGAAGATGTTTAAGTCTGACACATGCATTAGTGTGTCTGATAGTAAAGAGGGTTGGTCTAAGGCTTTTAGAATGCTGATAGCATTACTATATGCAGGCGAAATACCAACTTGGGATACGTCAAAGGTACGAGCAGCAGGAGAACGACTAAAGCAGTTCGGTGGAAGAGCTTCAGGTCCTGAGCCGTTGGTAGAGTTATTTAAGTTTACTGTTAATATGTTTAAGAAAGCTAAAGGTAGACGATTGTCTTCCATAGAAGCTCACGATTTGTTTTGTAAAATAGGGGAAATTGTTGTCGTAGGAGGAGTGCGCAGAAGCGCTATGATAAGTCTAAGTAACTTAACTGACGACAGAATGAGACATGCTAAGAGTGGCGAATGGTGGAACCAAAACGGCCAAAGAGCCTTAGCTAATAACTCAGTATCATTTACTGAGAAACCTGATGTAGGTGCATTCTTACGAGAATGGACATCGCTATATGAAAGCAAGTCAGGTGAACGAGGAATTTTTAATAGGACGGCTAGTCAGAAACAAGCCGAAAAGTATGGTAAAAGAGATCCGAACTTTGAGTTTGGTACTAATCCATGTTCAGAAATAATTTTACGACCATATCAGTTTTGTAATTTAACAGAGGTCGTTATAAGACCAAGTGATAATGAAGATAGCCTTAAAAATAAAGTTAGGCTCGCCACTATACTTGGCACTGTACAATCGAAACTAACTCACTTTCCGTATTTGCGTAAAATATGGCAAAAGAATACTGAAGAAGAGAGATTGTTAGGAGTATCGTTAACAGGTATTTTAGATAATGAGATCACATCAGGTATTGATAAGACTGTTAACCTCGAAGCAATATTACAAAGTATGCGTAATGTAGCAGACGAAGTTAATGTTAAATATGCTGAGATGTTAGGTATCCCAAGATCGGCTGCTATTACTTGTGTTAAACCAAGTGGTACGGTTAGTCAGCTAGTTAATGCTGCATCGGGTATTCATACTCGTCATAGCAGGTATTACTTGCGTACGGTCAGAGGTGATAACAAAGATCCGTTAACTCAGCATATGATAAACGTTGGAGTTCACAACGAGCCATGTGTTATGAAACCTGATACGACTACTGTATTTACTTTTCCGATAGAAGCACCTGAAGGTTGCTTAACTCGTGAAGACTTAACTGCCGTTGAGCACCTCGAGTTATGGAAAATGTATCAAGAAAACTGGTGCGAACATAAACCATCTATAACTGTTAGTGTTAAAGAACACGAATGGCCAGAAGTTGGCTCGTGGGTATTTAATAACTTTGACGACATATCAGGTATTTCATTTTTACCTTACGATGGTGGTAGTTATCGTCAAGCACCTTATCAAGAAGTTGAACGAGAAGAATACCTCGAATTTGCAGGTAGATTTCCGTCTGACATCGACTGGTCATCAATGATTGAAGTCGAAGATTTAACAACTGGATCGCAAGAGTTAGCCTGTTCGTCAGGTAGTTGCGAAATATTATAGGAGTTACCGATGGGTAAATGTAAAGAAGGTTACGGCGGTAGGAAAAAATAATGGGTGGGAAACGTGGACTATGGGATAATATCCATGCGAAACGTAAGCGTATCAAAAGTGGTTCTGGTGAAACTATGCGTAAACCAGGATCAAAAGGTGCGCCTACTCGTACTGCACTAAAAAAATCACAAACGAAAAAAAAGAGCACATAAAAGTGCTCTAAAATTGTGGATCATATAAAACGCCTTTACGAACTAGTTCTCGGTAATAGTTCGCTTGGCTTTTATAAAATTCAGCTTTTATATTATCGCCTTCCCACTCGCAATCATGTTGCAAAGTGCGAAGGCGTTTTTGTTCTGATATAACATCAACTAAGTGTGAAGTCGTATCACTATGCTCGTGCATATTGCCTACTCATACGTTCCATAGCTTCATGAGATTTACGCTCATATTCACCTTTGGCTTCGTATACTGCATTTAAAAATTTTTCATCATCGAACTTTGAATTAGAAAATTTGAAGTAATCCATTAGATCCATAACACCCGAATTATCTATTCGGTGTTCTACTACAAATCTAACGAACCATTTAAAGTCTTTACTAGTCATTAGCAAGCCTCCAATTGTTCGATGTCTGCTGCATATTCTTTTTCGAGATATTTACAAACATCATGCCATGTTTTTTGTAACTTATCGTCGCGTTCAGCCCAGACACCATCTTGAGTTTCATCATCGCAAACTACTGAGATATTTGAATCCCATTTAAGTTCGCCATAACACCAGATAGTGCCTCCGTCTTTACGCTTATATTCATATTTTTCATTAATATTTTTCATTGATCTCTCCGAGGTTTCCATAATAAAAGAACAACGGCCACTACAATAAATGTAATGACCGCTATGAGAATATTTTTGATAAATTTAATCAGTTGGCGTAACATCATAAATCTCATCAATTTCAGAGTTGTTGCTTATAACGTCAAAATTATATGATTCACCTTGAACGAGATCTTCAACACACACATCATAAATGTTATCACGAAAGTCTTGTTCACTTTCAAAAGGCTCGTTTGATTGTACCTCAATTATTGAAGTAACTCTGATCGTAGCAGTAAAGTGCTTGTCAGCTATTTCTTCTTCAATATTAGAAATAACATCTAACCAGTATTCGTCACCTTTTGTTGTTTCACGGTTAACAATAAATTCACGTAATAAATGAATTATAAATTCACCTTGATCTTTATCATCACAACGACTAACTATTTCTGCAATTTCTTTATATCCCTCAGCTTCCATACGATCTTTAGTATTTAAGTGAGATGTATCGCTTGCATAATTAGTAAATATTTTAACATTAATATCTTTAATAGACATTAGTTTCTCCATAAGTTGTTAGTTGTCCATTAGGTACTAAAATGTGCGTCTGTAATTATTCGAAAAAAAGAGCGCCGAAGCGCTCGATTTATGGCCATACAATATCTTCACGACCAATACGATCAGGTTTTAATTGCACAATTTGATTTTGACACCATTTAATATCAGCATCATCATAATAACTACAACCGCTACCATAATGATGATCGAGTAATAAATCGGTTAATATAGCACGACTAGTACAATACACATAAAAACCATAATGACCGTTTGGTCTTGTATGATTATAAACGTATGTTATTTTATCGTCGCCTACCCATCTGGAATTATCTTTTTCGTAATCGTCTATTTCACCTTTAATTAAATCAGGGTGCATCGCTGACATATTACAAACTAAATCTATTTCTGCGTAATACATATTATCTGCCTCCGTTTTTAAGTGCTTTGTAATTTTCGTAATTCTCTTCCCATTGCACACATAAACGTTTAATCAATTTGTATTGAATTTCGTTTACAATGTCGTGAGCAACTGGATCGGTATCATCTTCTTGAATTTCGTATTTATCCATAAGATTCCATACGTGTTGTAAAAGATCAGGAGCGAGATCATCGAAGAAACAATTACTAAACCATTCTTCAAACCATTCGTACGATGCGTGATCTTTTATCACTTCGTCAGCAAGTTCGTCAGTAATACGTTCAACAGTTTTGTCTTGTACATATTTTTTCATTAACATCTCCGTTGGTTGTTAGTTGTCCATAAAGTGTTAAAATTAGCGTTTGTAAATAAACGAAAAAAAACCTCTCCGAAGAGAGGTCTTTATTTAATAAGCAAAGTCGCGTCGATATACTTCGATGTTACCTGCGTCGTGATATGCTTTCATTTTTATTTTATGTATTTCGGTATCAAGTTGTTGAATTTGCTTTCGTCTATGTGCTGTTATTCCAAATTGTATTTCGTCATCAAGTTGTGACAATGCACGAGTATCTTCGGAAACATATACATCAAAACTAGTACCAAATTCATGTCGTAACGATTGATCTTGGTTCCAATGAACGACACCATTTTTACTGATTAACGGTTTACGTTTACCAATATAATATTCTGGATTTACATTAAGTTTTATACAATCATTGTACGTTAAATACTCATTTGTACTTTTACGAGGACCACGAGCCATTATTCGTATTTTGTAAAGTTTATCATAATCTTTTGATATTTTTTTACGAGCACGACAATGATGACGCGTATCTTTATTATGAGTTTTTATTTGTGTTTTTAATGCAATTAAGTTTTCATCGTCTTTAGATTTTACTGTAAATCTATAATCAGATGTTCGTGTACCGTCTTTTGAAAGTTTGTATTGCATTCAATTCTCCGTAGTTAGTTGTTGTTGTCCATTAGGTACTGAAAAATGCGTATGAAATTATTCGAAAAAAAAAGAGCGAAATTAATCGCTCTCATTTTTATCTTCGTCTTTTACGAATATTATTTATTTTTTTAGTGTCACCGAATATAGCAAAACCACACGCAATAATAAGCATGCTAACAAGTGACATCGGTAATACTAATGCATAAAATTCAAAATCTGTTGTGATTACATCGACAAATGCAAAACTAAAACAAAATAAACATACGCCGACTATAACCATAAATGTTCCGTACACATATCCAAAAATATCGTCCATTAATAACTCCATAAGTTAAATAGTTGTTGTCCATAAAGTCTTGAAATTTGCGTATGAAAATGAAAAAAAAGAACGCTTACGCGCTCTTCTTCTTTTTAGATTTTTTAGTCGATGAAACTACATTCCACACTTGATCAATATACTTTTCTTGATTTGCTCGTGCTTCAATTTCCCACGGTAAATTTAAATATGCATCGTGATCTTTATTATTATCAACGACTTTATATTCTTTATTTTCAAATACTGAAATCTTAGCATTTTTGTGAGATAACTTTTTAGTTTCGAATTGTTGTGCATGAGTCATTTCATGTATAATAGTCGACACAATATCTTTTAGATTATATCGTCTAATATCAATTGAAATTGTATTTTTCGCACTAATACAAACACCTAAAGTATTTTTCTTACGAATATTATTTATTAACATAGAATAATTTTTAACATTTAATAATTTTTTACATTCATCGAATGCAATCATTAATTTATCAATGTTTGCTCTGAAATATTCTCGTAATTCTTTTTCGTCTGAAGCAACAGAACCAGTTACGAATACGTCATTTCTTATTTCAAATGTTTTTGGCATAGTAAAATTCTCCAATTTAATTGTTGTCCATTAAATATAAAAATATGCGTATGAAATTCTTATATTCATTATATGTTGAAATGTGCGTATGAAATCGCAAATGTCTAATGTGAATGTCAATGTGTCGAATTTTGAAAAAAATAAAATCTCACATAAATAAAATTCGATTTTAATTAACGTATATATTTATAATTAGATACTTCATCTAACAACAGTTTACATATTATTACTATAAAATATTCAACAAAATCAATGACTTATAACCTTACTTTTCGTGTTGTTTACCTTCACTTTTAGCAAATAGTTATTACGTTTTAAATTTTTCGGGAATTGTTGTTGTTTGACCTACGACACAAATTTGTCCCACAAAAAAATAGGAGCTCCTATGGCACTAGAAACTGCTACATATATCAATAGCTTAGTTGCTACAAACCCGACTAGTTCAGATAACGTCTCACAAGGAGATGATCACCTACGTCTAATTAAAAGCACAATAAAAGCTACCTTTCCAAACATTACTGGAGCTGTAACAGCCACACAAGATCAGTTAAACACAGACCCTAGCTCACTTTTAGACAGCGCTGCTGCAACAAGAGTAGCTGCTACTACTACAGGTGCAACAGTTACCGGTACTCTTGTAGTATCCTCAGATATTAACATTACTGGCAACATTACTCTAGGTGGCTCAGGATTGACCCTAGGGACACATACTGCAGGTAACTATGTAGAAGACATCACAGGTGGAACAGGTGTCACAGTGAGTGGTGGTGGAGCAGAGGGAGCAACTCCTACAATTGCTATAGGTCAACCAGTAGGAACTACAGATAATGTAACATTTGGTGTAACTAACGCAAGTGAAGTACGCTCAACAGGTAACGTTACTGCTTACTATTCAGATATGAGATTAAAGACATCTGTGCAACCAATTACAAACGCCCTTTCTAAAGTAAATGCATTATCAGGTTTTACATTTAGACCTAATGATATTGCTATAAATATGGGATATGAAGATAAAGAAGAAGTTGGAGTATCTGCTCAAGAAGTAGAAGCTGTATTACCTCAGATAATAGCGCCTGCTCCAATAGATGAAAATTACAAAACTGTACATTATGAAAAACTAGTACCTTTGCTTATTGAAGCAATTAAAGAATTAAAATCAGAATTTGATACTCATAAGAAAGGTTGTACTTGTCATGGCTCTACAGACTAGCGGTGCCATTTCGATGGATAATATTAGAACTGAGTTTGGAGACACAGGTTCTATAGCATTATCGGAATGTTATAAAGGAGGTAGTATTATACCTGCATCTTTGTCAGCTACTGCTACTGCAGGTTCTACATCAGCATCAACTAATAACTCAGGTCGTAGCATTGATACTGGGTTAACATTTAATAGTGGTAGATTATTTGGTTATTCTAGGTGGTCAGATAATGGTGCAGCCAATATTCAATCATGGTCTTTTACAGTTAACAAAACTGGTACTTATCATTATTATTTTGGGTATTATTATGGTGGTTCAGGTAATGCAAATACAGCTACAATTGTTATAAAGAAAAATGGTGTAAACACACTTAATCGAGGGTTAAGCTCTAACGACAGTACAGCAACTTATACTGGTAGTTGTGCAGCTAATGCAGGTGATACAATTTCAGGTTCATTTACTGGAACATCTAACGGTTGGTCATCTAATACATTTTATATTGGTGGTAATAACTACAGTACTAGAACAATAACTGTTGGAGCTAATGCAAACGTTCCTGCATCAGGAGCTATTAACCTTAATAACTTTTACGGCGCAACTAATTCAATATAAGAGGTTTTATTATGGCTACTTTACCTGTAAGAAATTTAGGTAGTTCAGGTCTTATTACAGATATGGACGCCCAAGATATACCTATGAGTGCCTTTTCAGATTGTCGTAATGTTGTGTTTGATCAAGGTAGTGTCAAAAGATCTCCTGGCTTTAAACGTATATATGAACTTCCAGTAAGTGAAGCTGTTCCATGGTCTTCTGTTTCAGGTGATTATGATAGCTATGCATACACTTGGTACGGAGGTTTAGCTACAGACAATGCTGATCAAACAAGGCATATAGCTTCTTATTATTCACCTACAAATGGTGCAGTTCTTATTGGCTGTAATACTGATGGTAGTGTTTATGATTATGTTAATGGTGAGTTTGAAGATGTTAGTCCAGCTAATAGTACTACTTCTTCTGATTTAGTAGGGTGGACACACAATCAAATCTCAGGTTTGTCAGTGGTTAATCGGTATGGTTATAGTCCATACATTAGAGATATTATTTCAGATGCTAACTATTCAAAAATGACTGTTGGTGATTGGCCTACTACTGATTATGCAGTTTCAATGAGAACATTTAAAGATTTTATTATTGCACTTAATGTTTATGAAACTAATACACAAAAACATACTATGGTTAAATGGACAGATCCTATTGGCTATAGAGCAAGTAAATCAACTGGTGTTATATGGACATCTACATCAAGTAATAGTGCAGGTTCAAATATACTTGGGCAAGCTAAAACTCCAATTGAAGATGGCTTAGCATTAGGAAACGTATTTATAATATACACACAAACTGAAGCTGTTTTAATGGAATACACTGCTTCTACGTTAGTGTTTAACTTTAGAGAGTTATTTAATGACGATGGTGTTATTAATTTAAACTGTGTTTCTGAGGTTGGTGGTCAACATTACGTTTTTGGTTTTAATAACATTTATATGCATAATGGTAATGCTAAACAAAACTTAGCTACTAATGCTGTAAGAGATAGAATTTATAATGAGCTTGATAGAAGTAAATCAAGTAAATTTTTTGTTCACTACGATAACTCATTACAACTAATTTATTTTTGTTATGTATCTAGTGAATCTGATATTGGTTTTCCTAATAGTACATATTGTAATAAAGCTGCAGTTTATAACATGATTAATAAAACTTGGTCATTTATAGATTTACCAAATGTTGTTGGTGCTGCTTCTTTAAATATTAGTACAAATTTAGGTTTGTCTTCAGAAACTACTGAAATGGCAGTTATGGTTGGTGCTAGACAAACAGCAATTAATCATACCGGAAGTAGAGCATATGCATTAGATATGTTAGAAAATGGTCAATTAAGTGCAACTCAAGAATTAGAAACTATAAAGCCTGCATTTGTAGAGCGATATGGTTTAGATTTAGATGAAACACAGGCACCATTACGATCTGCTAAACATTTAAAAACTATTACACCTATAATAACAATGCCTAATACATCAGGTTCGTTGTCTATTAAAACTGGTTTTAGTGAATATTCTACTACTGCACCTCCAACTTATGCTGAAACTACTACTTACACGCCTTCGTCAATGTATAAACTTGACTCAAGGGCAAATGGTAGACTTTTAGCTTACAAAGTTGAAGAAACTGCAGGTGATGCATTTAATTTTTCAGGTGCAGATTTTGATATTACATTAACAAGCAGGAGATAATATGGCTTTTGGCGTTAAAAGTGGTCATAAACGATCTGTAAAACAAGGCGCAGGATTAACAAAAAAAGGTGTTGCAAAATACCGCAAAGAAAATCCAGGCAGCAAGTTAAAAACTGCAGTTACCTCTAAAAATCCATCAAAAAAAGATCAATCAAGACGTAAAAGTTTTTGTGCACGGTCAAAAGGGTGGACTGGTGAAAGAGGTAAAGCTGCAAGGAAAAGATGGAGATGTTAATATGTCTTACTCAATACTTAATGAGCAATACAAACTACAAAACCCTCCTCCAAACGATCCTGAGCAATTAGTTTCTTATTTATATGAAGAATTAAAAAAGCTATCTGCAGCTCAGGAAAGATTACAACAAATAATAACAGAAATCGACACTAGACTTACTGCAGGAAGTTTGTAATGCACAGTTTAAGAGTGCCTGTAGTAAGGCGATGGTGTTATGTCATCTCGTTAGAGCATGTTCAACCAGATTTAACACTAATACATTGTGAAATCAAAACGAAATGGTCAAAACAAGTTGATATAGAATTAAAAGATGGTTGGTATTTATTAAAGTTATGCCACAAAGGTCCGATCCATGCAATGCACGATCCTAGCGACAAAAAACACGAAAAATTTTTAAAAAAGTTTGGTTTTAAATTTAAAGCAACGCTTGAAGATCAAATGGAAATATGGATATGGGAGAAATAAAAAATGGGTAGCTTATTTAGTGGTCCAAAAACCACCACAACTAGAAATGATCCAAATGCTGATGCTGCATTTGGCATGGCTAAACCACTATTAGATTATGCATCTAATCAAGGTTTAACTTTTGGTAAAAATGCAATTAATGCTGGTGTATATGATGGACCAACTTTTGCAGGTTTTACTGATTACCAAGACAAAGCTCAATTAGGTGCAGGCAATTACGCAGATACTGCTTCTAGTAATGCTAATGCAGTAAATGCAGCTTCTTTGAATAATTTAGCTAATACCGGAGACTTTGGTAAAGGCTTTGCAAATATGTTTTCAATGACCCAAAATCCATTTGGTGCATTTAACATGGGAAATCAATTAGCTAATAGCGATATGGCTAATAATATGATTAATGCATCTACAAGAGATATTGGTAGAAATTTATATGAAAATGCTCTTCCTAATGCAAATAGAGGATATGCAGCAACAGGTAATATGAACTCAAACCGAGCAGGTATGCAAGATGCTATGCTTATGAGAGGTGCCGAAGATAGAGCTGCAGACGTATCAGCAGATATTAGAAACTCAATGTTTAACCAAGGTGTAAACCAATATAATACCAACTTTGGTCAAGGTATGAGTGCTTTAGGTGGTATGTCTAATGCTTTCAATAATAGTATTGCAAATCTTGGTACAGGTATGAACATGGACTCTCAAGGTATCAACATGCTTAATAAGTTTGGTACTTTAGGCCAAATGAATAATCAAGGTCAAATGGACGCAGATCAAAAGGCATTTTATGACCAATTTAATGTTCCAATGAACCAACTTCAGCAAATGATGTCACTTGCTTCAGGTAATCAAGGTTATGGTGGAAGTACATCAGGTACATCACAAGAAAACCCATCAACAATGCAAAATATAGGTAATATTATTGGTATTGCTTCAATGTTTTGTTGGGTTGCTAGAGAAGTATATGGACCTGAAAATCCTAAGTGGCTTGAGTTTAGAGAATATATGGTTGAAAGAGCGCCTTGGTGGTTAAATAAACTTTACTGGAAATTTGGTCAAAGGTTCGCAGCTTTTATTAGTAATAAACCAATAACTAAAAAGTTTCTTGAAAAAATCATGGATAAATTGGTGGAGGCGTAAATGGGTAAATTGTTTGAAGGTGGTTTATTCGACAATAGTGGGCCACAAATTAATCCCGATCCAAATTTAGGCATGGGTAACAACAACATGCTTCCTCCTAATTCACCTCAAAGCATGATGTCTAATATGCACGATCAAAATGCAATGTTAAAAATGTATGAGCAATATAATAAGCCTTCTTTTTCTCAAAAATTAGGTGATCTTGGAGCTGCGTTTAGAGCAGCAGGTGCAGCACCATCTCAGCAAGGTGCTTTATGGAACCAATTAACCCAAACTAGAACTAATCGTACATCAGATATTAGAAATAGGTTTAGGCAACTTCAACAAGATAAGAGGCAAAATAGACTTGATAAACAAAATCTCGATCAGCAAAATTTTACAAATACTTTGTCAACAGACAAGTTTGATTTTCTTAAAGATCAGTACAATACTAAACAAGATCAGCTTACTGAAAAAAATGCACTCATTGGTAGTAACTTTAATTACACTGTTGGCCAACCTCAAGGTACGGTTAATAAATCAATTGAAGTTATGGATCAAATGGGTAACCCAGAAACTATTTTCCCAGGCGATCCACGCTACAACTATTACAACTCTGCTCTCAAAGCTAAAGAAAAAGCACTTGAACTTAAACAGAAAAAAGCTCAAGACAAA